ATATCGCTCAAACTCCAAGTGGTAATTTAAGTGGTGTAAGTTTGCATGTTTGTGGATGAACTGCGTTCATCCGTAAATCACTAGCGTGATTTACATAGTATCTCTCTTAATATCTTTTCTTCATACAGATGTTGAAGTCATACGGAACGTGTTAAAGGTCCCGTAAAAAAACGAACTTCATACGAGTCTAGTCAGTTCACCGGAAGCAGGTCTTTTTGCACACTTATAACACGGGATCTCTTGCTCACTCCCCACCTGCCAAGGCATACATTGCTGTATTAGTGACTGCGTTACCGTATATGTCACCTGTTTGTGTTGTGTGTGTTCGTATGTTAGCAATCATACTCAACAAATCCGCACTATTGCATTCAGTGTTTCTTTGCTGTTTAGGAGTGCATATTCATCATATGCCCTTGTTCTCCGCAGAATTATAAACTGGCCTGCTAACCTTGTGTGCTAATTGAAAATGCCTTTGAGTTTGCGATAGGTGTTGCCTGAGTATTTTCTGCCTCTTGTGCGTGCCCGTTCATCAGGATTTACATTAGTTGCCCAATTTGTAATTTGGTTGAGTTGCCTTGGAGTAAGCGTGCCTAAATCTCTCGTGCCATAATAACGTTGTGCTAGGTCTTGAAAACGCCTTGAAAATTTATCTTTGTGTGTTGTCATCGTAAAGTGCCTTGCTTTTATGCTTAGTTTCAGTTTCAATTTCCTTACTGTTACAGTATCAATTATAGCATAAAAGCGTAGAGAAAGTCAACCTTGTTTGGAAAAATGTCAATCAAACCAAACAATGTACAAGTATAAAGGAATAAACCAATGGTGTATGAACTGCCTTGCCAGCATGAAGATACAAATTGATAAGTTGGTCAACTCTCTCTACACTCTTATTTAGTCTTGGGGAGTTTTTTCAGGCACCTTTACGGTTGAAACTGTTTTATTGCATGAATTACAACGCTGTGTAAACAGTATACCTTGATTATACATGGATTTACTGGTTCTGTTTGGTAGGTATTTTTGATAACGGAAACTGTCATTGCCACAGAATTGACATATATCAATCTGCCACAATTGGTGTGCCTCCAATTCAAATGTTTCTGGTTCTAGTTTGAGATATCTTACGTGATCTGTCATTACAACATCAACGCTAATGCTACAATAACACCAATCAATTGTGTAAACACAACACCTACGCCCCATTTAAACATACGTTTGATGTCATCTATGTCATTCTGCATATGAGCAAGATGATTGGTTAGAATAATTTCTAGTTTCTGTTCAACCAGTGCTAGTCTTTTGTCTACGTCGTTAAATCTTTCGTCGCTCATAGTATTATGTGCTTATTGCACTTCCAATTGATACCACTTTCCATGTTGGATTGCCTGCTGAATCATCTTCGCCTACTGCAACAGCAATACATTCTGTGCCGCTGTCACCGTCTGTGCAAAATGCAACATCACCTTGTGCAATGTCTGTTCTTGCGTTTAACTGTGCAACAGTCTGTGGTTTAAGGTTTAGTATTTCTTCTAGTTTTACTTTTCCTGTGGCAGGATCTAGTGTGAGGTCAGTTGCTGAACTGCTATTTATTTCATCTGGCAGTTGTGTTGCAGGAACCTTTGTGTTGCTGTCTAAACTTGCTACTCCGTTGGCAGTTGCTCTGCCGTCAATTACATTGGTTAATTCATCCAATGCCGCCTTAATATCTGGTCTTGCCGCCGCTGGATTATCAGTGCCGCTGTCTAAATTTGCTGTTGATACATTTGAACTATTTGCCCAACCCATGTAATACCTCTCTTTGTTTTATTTACCTGCCACCTGCACTATCAATGTAATAATTGCCAATACTTACACCTATTGTGCTTGTATACAGTCTAATATCAAAATTATAATTAGAACCATACTGTCCTTGTGCTGGCCATAGCACTGTGCTAACCCTTGTTAAAATAGTGCCGGTTGCATTTACGCCTTGTTGTCCTATTAGTGATCCTCCGTAGGTATAATTTACATCTAATCCTGTAAAACCACTACCACTGCCATCGTCATCGGAACCAAAAAATAAAACATTGCAATGACCTGATCCTGTCCAATTATCCATTTTTATTTCTATTTCACCGCCACCACCTGCACTGTCATCGCTGTCATAACCTACTTCAATAAAATTGGTTGCATATTCAAATGGTAGTGTTAAACTACCACCCATTGTAATTTGAAATGTGTTAGTTGTAAAAGGAAATTCTACACCACCGCCACCAAAGTTGCCACCATTGGTATTCCATTGCCCGCCTAATTCTACAATGGCATCTGCTATTTTTTTTAATTCTGGTCTTGCTTCTGAGATACTGTCTGTATCAGAGTCAAGTTTTGTTGGATCTGGTAAATTTACTGTTGCCATTATGCCTCCACTATACTTCCTGTACCATCACTAATAAGTTTTGGTAATCCTGTTAACACCGCATCAAACGTGCAGTCTATACTGTTGGGACCAAATGTATTTAAATCATATATTCTCAACGTAATTGGTGTGGTTGTTTTATCTAAGGTTATGTAAGGGATTGCTGTATCACTGGTTGATGTGATATAAGTTTCGCCTGCACTGTCATCGCTTACTACATATCCATCTGTTACATATTTTCCTGTTACACCGTGTGCTGTCACTACCGCACCTGTAACAGTTCCAATTCTTTCAATGCTGTCTATTTGTCTAACACCTACACTGCCTGACAGCGTGTCACTGTTAATACCATTTATGCTTACAGATTGTGTTTCTGCATTAAGCACGTTTTCAACACTGTTAATCACTGGCACACCACCTGCACCTGCACTGTCAGCATAATCTACGCTTACAGTAAATTTAAAATATCGTGCATTTACGGCGGTTAAACTTTGATTTGGCGTAACATTGATAGTTGTTGCGTTATCTATATCACCACCCGAACTATCCACTGTCTTTCCGTGTTCAACCGTGATGTCTACGGCGTGATTTGACGCAACATTTAAAATGTAATTAAAATTATCTATTCTGCCTGCATCAACCAAAGGAGTAGTAAATGTAAGAGGCAAGTTTGGTGTATAAAACCAATCAGTAGAGTAACTGTCCCACGATGACGTTAAATCATCCCAAGTTTCTGTGCTCTTTGGTTGTAGTTTACCTTCTGCAAAAAATCCGTTGCTTGGCATCTTACGCTCCTAGGTTAAAAAATATCGGTTTACGTGTTGCTTTTCTATATCTTACATCAACCGTTAAACCAAAAATGTTTGCTGATGGATCCTGCACCAGCGTGTTTAAAAATGCTTCTAAATGTCTGCCTGTTTTTGTGGTTTGATCTAAAGCATCAAAATATGTAAAATCACTACCTAAATCATCATTATATGGAATCTCAAATTCAGTGCCTTGTAATCTCTGTCTTGCACGTACTTTAACAAAATCTGATTTAGCACCAAATCTAACTCCTCCAGCGTTATTACCTACGTTTGTAAAAACAAAATTAAATTGTGTATTTGACCTTGTTAATCTTTCTTCACTTAATTCTGTGCCTGTTCTGTCATAATGCGTAATAGTAATACCTTCATAACCGTTAAACGTAGGTTCGTTCAATAGCATGACAACACTAAAATTACCATTGCCTTCTAAACTACTTGGAGTGGTAAATCTTCTAAAAATAAATTCGCCACCTTTGATACTAAACTGTGTAGGCACCGCTTGAGTATCTAAAGTACCATCTCCGTCTGTATCACCTATAATATGATCGTATGTAAGATGAGTTGCCGGATAAAATTCAGGTGACATCACAGCAAGACTTGAATTTGGTGTAAATTTTGCACGTAAAGGAATAGGATAATTTAGAGCATCAACTTCATACACAGTTTGTTGATCTGTGGTAACAATCGTAGTTGCTCTTACCTTACCAAATTCTGTGCCAAGTACAGTATCCGGATCTTGTCCATCTCCAAACACATCTCTCATTTCTGATAAAGGTTCAATAATTTCTGGTGGTAATGGATTAGTTTCTTCTACAGCACCTGCACTATCAAAATCAGGGTCGTTTGGCGGAAGAATACCTAATGGTACACTTGGAATAATTCTTTGTCTTGGACGCACACTAAGTTCATCCGGCAAAAACAACGGTGGTGGTATTTCTACCTGTTCGCCTGATGTAAATGGATAGATAGTAGCGTCATGTTCAACTGCTGTAATGTCAACAGTAAGGTCAACATTTAATTTTAAGTCCACTACTCTAAAAGTATCTTCATCTAATCCAAGAATTGTATCTGTAACACGTATGATATCGCCTACTTCTACTGCCAGTAATTCTTGTGTTGCAGTAAAACTTATGCTTCTTTGTGTTCTTGATTTTTTATATATGAGAATTGCTAAGTCTCTCGCCAATGCTTTGTTTGTAAGCATAGGAAAAGTAAATTCTCTTTTCAATAATTCATTGTCATCTGTTGCTTTATCACCATCAACGCTGTAAACAACCTGTTGGTTAGTGAAGTTTTGATCCGGGTCAACATAATTTACAATTACTTCGTTATACTTGGCGTTTTTGCGTTCGCCATCCAGTGTTATACCACCAATAACGTGTCTGCTGGTTACATCAAATGCAACATCAATTGTTGTTGAAGAAATATCAGTAGCGTTTCCACCGTCTTCTACTTTTAACTTGTAACGCCCTTGTACATATGGCATAATACCTCTACAAGCACCTACTAGATTTTTTACATTATCAAATAATTTGTTGTTGGTATCAATAACACCATTCAATGTCATTGCACGACCTGCTTGTCCAACAAAATATGTTACTGTTTGTTCATATTTGTTTGCGGCAATCTTAAATGCTTCTGCATCAATTTCTTCTTTGGAAAATCCACACCCATAACGGTTGTTCATAAGGTAATCAAGTAAACAATTAGCAGGATTAAATGAATAACCTTTGCTTAGATTGTCATAATCGTTTGCAAGATTTTTGCCTGTTGTATGAGTCCTAACATCAAATACTTTTTTGCCTAAAATGTCAAATTGTATCTTTGGAATACCACCTGAAAAAGGATTATTATCTTGATCTTCTTGTGTTTTAATTTCTTTCCATTCATAACGCACTACACAGTAAGCAACGCCTGGATATCTACGCTGTTTGGTTGCAAAGTTTGGTGCTTCGTTTGCTAGGTTACTCTGTGCTTGTATTTCTGTGCCGTTAAAACATTGAAATTTAATTCTATCTTTAAATCTGCCTGATCTAACTGTCTGTATAACACCGTCTGGATAGACATCTGTTGGTAATGGCAGTTCTACATCTTCTACAAGAATACGTTTGAAACCTTGAATTTCACCTTCTGATACAACATACACTGCATATAGATATTTGTTTGATGTGCCGTTGGTCTCCATAAACACCAATGCGCCGCCTACACGTCTAAATCCATACACAACAGGAATAGCAATATTTGTACCATTCTTTGTAAGTGTTACACCTTGTGCTTCTTGTTCAGGATTCTGTGTTTGTGCTGTAGGAACATCAAATGAACCCATAGGATTGAAAACAAATCCAACAATATCACCAATAAAGTTTACAACAGTGTTAACTACCTTGCTGACAAACTTTACAACACTCTTTACAAGTTTTGTTACTGGATTACTACCGCCCATTATTCCTCCAAATTAAGCACAAAATGGTTTCCCATATGACTTGCGCCTTTGTGTTCAAAATATTTTGATGCACGTTCAATATAATTGTCAACACCTTGAAAATTATTGTCAAAAAGTGCAACACTGCATTCCATAAATCTACAACCTTGTTCTTTAAACCAAATTACACATTGATTCCATAGACTATCTGCCAAATATTTGTTTCTAATGCTTTGATGAATGTAAAAGAAAAATACATCGCCGTACATTGTAGGATTCCAAATTTTTTGTGTGACACCAATCAGTGCATATCCTACCACTTCGCCGTTTGTTTCTGCTACAAACAACTTATGGTTAACATCAATCAGTGCATCTCTTACAGCGTTCGTAAAATATACATCGTCAATTGGTAGTATGCTTTGCACACCACTTTCTTGTTCGTGTTCACGTGCAAGTCTAATAATCCTGTTCATGTCTGTGGGGCGAAATTCTCTAATCATTATTTTTTACCCCATCTAATGTCATTGATAGTTTCATGTGAATATTCCATACCAAAATCTGTTGGATGTTCTCTTTGGAAACTACCATTGTTTGTTCTTCTTGCCTGCACTTTTTCAAAGTTTGTAAATTGACTATCTACCTGCAGTGTAAGTTCTGCTGTGTCACGTGCATCTGTAATTCTGTAACCTGCAATTTTGCCCTTGAAAATCAGTAAGGGGCCGTCACCACCACTATCATATATTAATTGATCATTGCTTTGATCCCATAGTGCTCTGTATACACTAACCGTTTGGTTAATTTGATCTGATGTTGCGAATGTTGTAAGGTTTGTGCTGTTTAGTGCTGACAGTGTAATGTTAATACTGCTAATTCTTAGTTCTGAATTTTCTTGTGCTTCTGCAATGCTGATAAAATCACCCTGTGCTCTGTAGGTGTTAGTTCCTGCATCAGGTGCTGTATCTGTTTCATAATCAATATCGTAAGGAGCGTCAGTAAGATACTGTGCGTTCTTACCGCTTATTAAAACACTTGTTCCAATTTCTAACAATAAATGTGATACAATCGCATCTCTTGCTAAAAACGTTTGTGTTAAATCCGAGATATCTCTTGCCATTAAATAACCTCTTCAACATCGATTTCATATTCAACTAAACCATCTGTTCTATAAGCAAACTCTTGTAGGTCGTTTGTTAAAATCATTCTAAAAGGCACGTCTTGTGCTGTAATATCATCAGCGGCACTGTCATCTGATACTGCTGTAACTAATCCTGGTTGAAAGTTTATGGTAGCATCACCTGTTGCATCGGAATCAACATCTTCTGTAACCATGTACACTTTTGAATGATTATGAAAACGAATTACATCGCCTGCTTTTAATACGTTTGTTGGGCCCGTGCCGCAGTTTACAGCAATGCTGGTAGCGCCTGCATCTGCACTTGCACCCGCGTCAATATGTAATGCACCAACACCATGATTAAATTCACTGCTACTGGTGCTTACTGTGGGAATAACCAAATCAAACTCGTTTAAGGGTCCTTGACACCTACTAATAAATGCTTGAATTGGTTGAAATTCTGCTCTTGTCATTGGCGGAAAACTAATTGTGCCTTTCCACTTTGTAGTTGATGTAGTTGCACGAATAATTCTACCACTGGCAGTTTCAGTTTTCTTTGTTAGTGTTTGTTGTCTAAATCTTACTGCCTGTGCGCCAACGTTTGTGATTGGAAAAAATCCTATGTATGCCATTATACCGTTACTCCTTGTTTACCACGTGAATTCATTGCTTGATTAATTATTCCTACAATAGTTGCACGTCTGTCAACTAAGAGTTCGTCAAAACCTGAAGCATCCACGGTGTTAATGTTAAAGTTTACACTCACTGGACCTTGTCCTTGTCCACCTAAACTTGATACTGCATCTGCAACTTCTCTTGGAATAACAGTGCTTGGTTGCTTGGGCACAATGACCTCCGCTCCATCTTCCCCGACAATCGCTGGTTGATTGGTAATCAAATTACCACCACGTTGTGCTGTTTGTGCTCTGATAGTTGCTACCTGTGCTAAACCACTTGCAACAGTTGCCGCCGCCGCAATAAAGTTAAACGGTGGTGGATAAGTTGCCAATGCCTTGGTTGCACCTTGGTATGTGTTAATAATTGCTTGTGCAATAGCAAACGCTTTGTATGCCGCAAAAAACTTTTTATTGTATGCCGCTAAACCTTGGAAAAATTTAGCACCTTGCCCTAATCCAAATTCAACTTTTTCTAACTCTGATTTCTTCTCAAATTCAATTCTGTCTTTTACTTGCTTTTCAAGTCTTTCTTGATTGCCAATATCTTGTAAAATCTTTTTCTCGCCGATTTTTACAATATCACCTGACGCTTTACCTTCTTCTTGGGCACGTCTGCGAATTGATTTAAGAACAACATCATCTATTTTCTTTTGTTGTTCACGAATAAGATCAAACTCTGCATTTTTAAATGCTTCTTTAATTGCATATAGTTGTTCTTGTTTAGTTTGTTCGTTTTCAATTTCTTTTGCGTTGAATTCTTCAAGCGTTGCTTCTCTAATTTTAAATAATTCTTTATATTTTTCAAGAAAACCTTCGCCTGTGATAGCGTTTACAGTTTCAAGTATTTTTTCTTGTAATTTTTTCTGTGCTTCTGTTAATTTAATGGTTCCATCACTTGCCGCACCCATTGCCTTTTGAACGTCTTCTGCGTTTTGGGCATTTTCTTCTAGTGCTTTACTTGTATTGCCAAGTTGGTCTTCTACAACGACAAGTTTACCAGTCATAATGTCATATTCATACCCTGCTTCCTGAATGGTATTATACAACATTCGTGCTGTTTTGTTTTGTGACATAAAACTGTTAACACTGTCTTCAACAGCAACCTTAACATCTCCTGCTTTGGTTGCTACGTAATCTAATGCTTCGTCACCAAATTTTACAAGTGATTTTCTAACATTCTCACCTGTGGTTTCTATTTTTTCAAGTCCTGGAATAAATTCTGCAATGGCATTGAATCCGCCAATTACACTGTCAATAAATCCGTCAAAGATACCTGTTAAGAAGTCTACTACTTTGCCTAATTGATTACGGAAAAACTTAGCAACATCACTTGCAACTTGACCTAAGAAATTAAACGCCGCTCTTACTTGAAACAGTGTTCTACCTAGACCGTTTTCCATGCTTAGATAAGTTATTAATGATGCCACTGCTACAGCAAGCAATCCAAAAGGATTTTTTGCCATTGCTACTGTAAGTCTACCAAATGCTTTTCTTGTGGCAGTAAGCACCACTACCAATCCTTTGAAAGCAAGTGCCAAACCAGCACCGCCAACTAGACTTGCTAGAACTTTTGTTGTTGTACTTAAACCTTGAATAGTGCCATCAAAATCAGTAAACAGGTCGTTTACAAAATTTACTGCATTTGCAAGACTTTCACCAATTGACTTAGCAAGACCTAGATTATCTCTAATTAAAGTAGTAACTGTGCCTGCCAATTCTCCAAGTGCCGCATTCAATCCGCCCTCTTTACCAATTGCATCATTGAACGCATCTGAAGCATCGTTTAGATTTGATAGTGCACCTGAAAGCGTTGCCGCTCTGTCTTCAATACCAGTGCCAAATCTACCACCTTCTTCACCCAGTGCTTTGATTATGTTGATAAGTTCAGTTGAACTGTTAGCAACACCTAGTTGTTGATCACCAAGTCTTGCTACAAACTTACCATTTTCTTTTGATACCTTGATACCGAATTCTTTGAGACGTTCAAATTCACCAGTTAATGCATCCGCTACTGCTTCAGAAAACTGTGTGAATGTTTTGTTGTTTGCCGCGGCAATGTTTCCAAATGCTTTTAGACTTTCTGCTGTAGCATCAATACCAAATCTTTTTAGAATGATAAAACTGTCTACAACTTCACTAACTTGGAACGGTGTTGTTGCCGCAAACTTTTGGATTTCTCCAAATGCAACATTGGCAAGTTTAACACTACCAGTTACAGTTTTTAACTGTGCTCTAAGATCTTCAAATCTTCGCGATACATCAAGTACGCCACCCGCTACCCTTGCTAAACCTAGTCCAGCAAAGACACTACCTGCAATACCAGCAATCGCTTTAAAAGAGTTGTTTACACCCTTTGCGTTCTTTTCAATCCTATCAAGGCGTTTGTTGATTTTGCCAAGTGCTATGGCAGTTTTATCTACTACGCCTACTTCTATTGTCTGTCTTGCCACTGTTCATCGTCTCCTGTTGCAACTTAAACCATTCGTACCAAAGTCTCATTTCAAGGACGCTGAGCTGCATAACTTCAACTATTGGCATATGAAGCGTTTCCGCTATTCGCATTACTAATTGAAGTTCAACGTCCTCCTTTAGTTTTTTGCTACGTCTTCGTATTCACTTGTAGCGTTGTTCAATTCTGAACAAACTCTAATCAATACTTGAGGATCCGCTTCATTCATTAGTGTGCTTTTGTCAAATTTGTTAAACAAAGGTTTTCCATCTGGATCCAATGCTTTCAAAATCAAACTCTGCACCAATGCTTCTACACTCTTACCATTTTGTTGTAGTTGAATAATTTCGCTTTCAACTGCAAATGGATAAGATGCTTTGTAGTAGATGTCCATTTTCCATTCTGGCACAGACATCTTTTGTAATCCGCCAGCAAGTTTTGCTTTAAAGTGTTCTTGAATGTTTTTAATACTCATTAATATGTTCTCCTATTAATCTCCCGAATCGTAGGCCTTATAATACCATTCGGTGACTGTTTACTGCGTCCATCTTCCAGCAATTCGATATAAGGCACGCGGTTGACTATTCGCTTTTCTCTAAAAGCAGATTCAAGGCGCCAACCGCGTCTCGCTTGCCCTTTGTCGATAGGAGTTTTATCTCTCGCTACCGTCAAAACATCAGACGCAATTTTAGTCATAAGAGCATCTTTTTCTCTTTCAAGTTGCCTCACGACTCCGCGTGTGCCTTTCACGCTAAACATCAACATGATTATGTAGATGCAATTGACAATGCACCAGTACCTTGGAAGTTTACTGTTGCAGTTACAAGATCATCAAATGATGCTGATCTTGATACAGAAGTTACAATTACGCTACCTGTGAATTTTTCTGCACCATTTGTAGATGGCCAAAATTCAACAGATAATGCACCGTCTTGTGCAGGGTCAAAAGCGTTTGATGAGTCAGCATGACTGTCGTCATAAACAACTTCCATTGATCCCGTAAATTGGTGTAATCCTGATTTAAATGTGCGTGCCGCGTCCCCCATAACAGTGTCTTCAACTACATCTTTAGTATGTTCCACTGTCCATGAACGAACTTCAGCGACTGTTACGAAACCACTTGAATCTTCTGCAGTGATTTCAACTTTACCGTTTTCTCCAGTATATGTTGCCATAGTTTAGTCCTCCTTATTGGCAGTTTCATCGTAAACAGATTCGATTGAGTCTGCCCATTCTTCGCCCGAAGTTGGGTCCCATTCTTCATCGTGATTGCAATTATCATCGCACACGTGATCTGCTTCGATATTTGAAGTCACTGTTGCCTCAGCAGAGATTTTATTCTTGCTACTTTTGCGAGGTGACTTTTTTTCTTTGGGTTCAAAAATTTCAAAATATTCTTCAGTTTTCTAACCCTCTGAAACCTTTCTTTCAACACGACCTTCTTCAATTAACATTTCTTGGCCGTCTTTATACATTTTTACATAACGCATTCTTGCCATTATACTGCTCCTTTAGTAAATGAATATTGAACTTCCGCTACTAGATTAAATTCGCCTAAAGGTGGTGCTCTGTCAACTACTTCAATATTTGTAACATGAGTGGTTGATGCCCTTGCCGCGACAAGTTCTCTATTTCTTGTGTTGTTAAGTGTTTCTTCAATGCGTTCAATCAATTCGTTGCGTTTTTGATCTACGCTTTGAACAAACCCTTTGCGTCCATCAGAACGCACAAAACCTCTTACGTTGATCTCAATAGTGCCACGTCTATTGCCACCCATTGAATTATCTTCGCGTGTTTCATTGCCAGTAGTTACAAGTAGTGCAGGAAATTGCGTAAGTGCTAATTTGTCTGTGTCAAACGGTTCGCGTGTTACTAATCTTGCTCGTGGTGAATCCATA